ACCGTTGCCCTTCATTATGCCGGATAGTCCGGATGCCTCTTTGATGGTTTTCCCACTCGTCCCGTTAAATAATACTAATCCACCGTTCGTAGAGGATTCAGGCCCGGTCACGTCGCCGCCGCAAGCCGCAACGATTGCCGTTCTCACGGCTGCCTCGGTCGGCAGCTTTGTATTCGCGCCAGGATCAGCGACCGCAGTTGTGACTTCCAGCCCGCCCTTAATCGCCTTACCCGTTGTCCCATCAAACTGTACGATATGCCCGTCCGTGACGGTTCCGGCTCCATCGACCTTCCCGGCTATGTCGTTTTCGTTTTGAGTGATTCTGCCGTCATATGCAGATACGGTAGCCAAGGCCGCTGTCAATGCGGTAAACTCCGATTCGCTCTCGACAGCACCGGAAACGTCTTCACTTTCAACAACGGTGATTTCAAAAGGTTGCGTTCTGAGTACGGCGGGCGTGGCGGTAGTGATTTCAATAAAGCATGTTAATGTCCCGGCTTCTATACATGTCTGTGTTGTGACCGTAAAAGACACCTTGCCAGCCGTCGCGTCTGTTATGGTGCATGAATCATAAATATCCTCACCGCTTGGTTTTGTAGCATAAAAAACTACCGTTGCGGCGGTTAAATCTATGGCTTGTCCACCAGATATTAAGACAAAATTAAGTACACGCCCATCACCCTCATATTGGACTATTTCTATAGGCGTTTTATATGCTTTCCATAGGTCTATTTGTGCTGATTTGTTTATCATGATTTATCTCCTAAAAGTAGGTTTTTGAACCGTTTTTGACATAGTAGGGACCGTTTGGGTCTGCGCCGATGCCATGATTTGTGGCCCCAGGTGCACGAATATAAGAATAGTTTTCGGTAAAAAATATCCGCGCATAAGAATTATCGAAAACACTAAATGCACCATCCGATCCTAGCGACATACGTATGTTTCCGTTTTCATTACAAACCCAAAAACCGCCATTTGAGTTTAATTCCATGCGCGTTTTTTCGTTTTCATTTTGAATTATAAATGTTCCACCAGTACCAAGCACAGTAGCTCCGTTTGAATATGCAACTATTTTTGCCACTGGATTAGTCGTCGAGTAATCCTTTCTATACACAAATACCCCCTGATATTCAAGACCCTCAATGTCAACACTCCCTATCGTCGCATAACAGTTCCCGTCAGCCTGATTCGCCAGCACCCCCGCAATCATCGCCAACACACTATTAACCACCGACATTCCACCAATCAAATTGCCGCTCGAATCATAGAACCCCAATTCACTGGCATTAAACTTTGCCGTCACTTCCTCGCCGTCAATCGTGGCCTGTGAAACAAAACCATTCTCATGATTTACATATACTCCGTAATATGTTTCGCCCTCCAACAACGCTTTTTCAACGTTTGTTTTTATGGCCGATATATCAATATCATTTGCAACAACCGTATCGGCTATATTAGGCTCAAGATCGCCTATGGTTGCACTGTAGGGTTGGTCTAGTATCGCGTCCCATTTCATAATGACAACACGCAATTTCAGATTAATGTCTATCGGAGGATAATAAACTGTTACGTCATCACCGATATTCACAGAAAACAAATTGGCATATTGGGAGTATTCATCTGTCTTTCCGAGTTGAATATAATTGACGTTCAACGTTGTTTGCGGCCGGTCGGCTCCTGCGTCAAAATATGCTTCGGCCATGGCCTCCATTGCGGTTAATGCCGTAGCGTCATCTGGATAAGGAATGCTCCCGTTGACTTCTGCACCCACCCGTATGCCCGTATCCAATACACCATATTTCGGGTGTGGATAATTACTAATTAATGGGCTGTCGTAGTATTTTGTTGCCGTAGTAAACAGTTCGCCGTTTTCATCAAGAGCCGTGGGCATCACCCTTGTTACCACCCTGGTATCATCGACCGTAATTTCAAGCCCGGTCAGATTCTTTCTGTAGGCGATTTTTACCCCATTGTCTGCGCCCACCCTGGAATTGATAGTAATATCATGGTTATCTCTTTCGATCTCCCCGCCCCAGCGATTGATGAATGAGCTTTCATCGGGCCCAATAAACGCTCTTACAGGATTCTGGCGGATATACCATGCTGTAGATATATCCGTAATGTCAGAGGAAAACGTGAACGATGTAGGGGTCTGACATCCATCAAGAATAGCATCCCCGGCATCCTGCCCGTTTTTTGCTGTCGGGCATACGTTTTCCAGGAAGTTATCTCTAAGATCATAAAAAATATGCCGGGCAAGTACGGTTACATATTTTTGGAACATAGGCTCTTTGAACACATTGTATATTCTGAAAAGCTGATCCCCTCTATGTGTGGGGACTTTTACGATTCTCTGGCGTTCAATTCGTTCCCACTTTCCGTCATTGTCAATCGGGTGTCTCATTTCCAGGCTGAAATCAAGGTTGATTTCCTCGGTCACAATACAAGAGCTGGGAGATAATGCCCCCAGCCCCATATGCGTAAAAGTTGTTTCGGTTGATTCATATATATAAATCATTAAAACCACCTCCAATTACCCTGAAAGTCCACCCGCGTTATTCCCGCGCCTATCGTGATGCTGATTTCCCCAGGATCAAGGACGGGAAAGTCGCCCGTCACCTTACTATTGCGGCTTGTCGATGTATCGTAATAACACTCCTGGATTTCGCTGTTTATAATTACATAATCCTCGCCGCCCGTCGCCTCAATGGTCAGTTCATAATCGCCTATCGTCAGATCCCCGGCACCATATACGGTGATGATCGGATACGATTTGCGCGTACCGGGATTATAGATCGTCCCCGATGATGTCAATTCGATTGTTTCCGGCTCCGCTTCATATTTGAATGGATGCACGAAAAAATTCAACGTCACCCGAAAGCAGGAAAAGAAATCCTCGTTCAGTGAGCGCGAATCAAACCTGGCTTTGTATTTCTTTCCTGGATCATCCGATATGATAAGATCGCCGCTCCCGTTTAGCCAACTATGGATAAGCTCAAACGGGCAATCGTCCGTGGCCCTGACCTGGATCGGGTAACTCATGTCCGAGTAAGTATCGTCAGACTGTGTTAAACTCCCGTCCATGCCGGGTATCACGATAGATGTCACGTTCCGGACGGGTACAAGCATGAGCGGGAATAGTTCCGTTTCAATATTGTAATCACTACTTCTGATTCCATTAAATTCAAACCACATATTACGCCCCCTGCGCGACTGGCTTATTCTGCAAGTAATACCCAAGCATCGTAGCAACTTTGTCTATGTCCATTTCATTGCCGAGCATCACCGGGCCGGTAAACTCTACCCTTACATTAGTTTCCCTACTCGACGTATTTGTTGTGTTTTGTATTACCGAATTAGATAGCCCGGATGTTTGCAGCGCAGAAGGAACGCCATAATCGGATACAGACGGAAATTGCACCGATCCAAAGCTTAAGGCGCCTACAAGGTTGGACGATAACTCTCGAGCTTTCCAGATTGCCTGTCTAGCCGATTTTGCTATACCTTCTGTCAGGCCGCCAACAAAAAACTGACCGATCTCCATCGTTTTCTTTGATGGCGAGTGAATGTCCAGCGCATTCTTCATTGCATTATATGCGCTTCTAGCAAGCGATTGAGCCGTGGAGCGCAGTTTACCCCCGAGGCTATTCATGCCGTTTATTGTGCCGCTTATCATTGATGAACCGATAGTAGAAAAATTAGATTCCTTGACCTGCGTTGCCATCGCAGATTTAGCGTCTTTGACCTGTTTCTTTGCCGCATTTTCAAACTCTGTGTTGTTCTCTACTCCGTCGGCTATCTCGGATATCGTGTCCGACCCGACATTGACGGTAGTATCTAGCCCAAGTTCTTTTTTCATTGAATCTATGGCTACGGTTGACCCGTTCATGAATACGTCATTCAATCTCTGGATTTCAGCGTCACTGGCATCAACAAGGTTAGCCACCGTAACAGCAGCGTCAACGCCCGCATCTTCTAAAACCTGTATAAACCCCGAGTTAAGTCCCTTATCGGTCAATATGGCTAGATTATCTGTCCATGTGCTTACTAGTTCTTGATTGCTTTCAAGATTTTTTATCATCTCGTCAAGTGATACATCAATGGTCGATTCTATTTTCTCGAAAGCATTTTGAGTTACGGCAAGGCGTTCGTCTAGCAAATCTTCATATTCTTCTTGTTGTTTTTGCATCTCGTCCGCATATGCCTGTAAATCTTCAATGGACATGGCGGTATAGTTTTCCTGCGTAGTGCCCATTTCCTCCAGGGCGGCTTTTTGAGTTTCAGATAAGGCGTCCCAGGAGGCTCCAGCTCCCTGTATCGTTGAAGATGAATCGGATACCTCTATTGCCAAATTATTATATGCTTCCGTGGCGTTATGAACAGCTTCTGTGTTTTGATCCTGTACCATAGATGCTTCGAGATACGCATTAATTAAATCGTCGTTAAAAATGCCCGCAAGATATTTACTAGAGCGCCTTAGTTCATCTGCTGTTATGGTTCCATCTTCCATTGCTTTATTATAGGCTTCTTGATAATATATGTTGTTTTTTACATCTTCCGCAATGGCTGCTTGTTCGTCTGACATTGATTTTGTTACATTTTTCAGTTTTTCGGCGGCTTCGTATTGTTCCTCATATAACTCTGTCAATCTCTCTGAGTATGCGCTTAGCTGAATCTGTTTCAAATTGGCGTCAATAACATCCTCAATGGCTTTCTTTTCAAGATTCAGTGTACCAGTAATTTCATCAATGGTAAGATTAAGCCCCTCGTACATGGAGTTAAGCTGATTCACGATGTCTTTCATCCGCATTTTTTCAGCGGTCGATTTGTTTTCCTTATCGGCTAGATTGTACAGTTCATCCGCAAGGGTTTTAGCGGCCCCAGCACTAGCGTTATTTTTCTCGATAAGATCGTCAAATGTTTCCTTGGATTGATTAACGCTATCATTAAAATCTTGTATTTCTTTTTTCAGCGCCTTTGTTTCGGCGTTGGCATTGTTGAAAGCGATAACGAGAGTACCAACCACTGCCGCTATCGCCGCTATCGCCAGGACAACCGTACCGGCAGGGCCTAAGAATGTTGTGATCGCAGTCACTAAGCCCTTGCCGCCAGCAAGCGCCGCTTGTGCCAAGCCGAAAGCTTTTGTTAAGCTTCCAATAGTAATTATTAATTTACCGACAATTGTCGTAAGGGGGCCGATGGCTACTGTTATTGTCAATGCGAGCGCAACAATATCCTGCATGAACGGAGATAGGTTGTTGAATTTATCAATGAGGTTTCCTACCCATTCGCCAAAACTCTTTATAGCCGGTATGATTCCGTTATTGACAATGGGCATCAACTTCTGTCCCAACTCAATACCAACGTTTTTCAGAGAGTTAAGCGCTATCTTCATTTGATTGCTCATAGTGCTGGTCATGATTTTATATGCATTATCAAGAGAAGTCGTGTTGGTCTGCATTTCCTGCAACGTGTCGTTAAACACTTCCATGCCACCACTAGACGTTAGCTTTAACATGGCATTAAGCCCGCGCACGTTCCCGAACAGGGTTGCCATAACCTCAATATTTCCGCCCGTTTTCTCTTGCACGTCTGCCAGAAATGCAGAAAGTCCCTTTGCCTGCAGAGCGGTCGCTGAAAAATCAAGCCCGAGCGCTTCCGCTACTTCCGCCGCTTGCTCTGACGGCTTGATAATATTTGAAATTGCCGACTTTACGCCGGTTATGGCCTCATCTGTCTTAATTCCGTTTAGAGATAATGTCGCAATAGCGGAAAGCAAACTTTCGATAGATACGCCAGCAGTTGCCGAGATTGACGTTACATTACCAATGGACTGCGCAAGCTCATCAACCGTTGATTTACCCACATCTTGCGTAACCTGAAATAGATTCGCTATTCTGTTGGCCTCTGACGTTTCCATGTTGTATGCGTTCAGGACAGAGGTAAGCCCGTCAACAGCCGTTGTCGTATCGGTGAAACCGGTAACTGCTATTTTTGAGGCGGCCCCAACCAGACCCAAGGCAGTGGCCGTTTCCGCTCCGGATGAAATCGCCAGATAAAGGGCATCCCCGACCTCTGACGCCGCCTTTCCGGTTTTCCCGGACAGTTCCATTACCCCGTCGCTCAATTCGCTAATGCTTTTTACGGCTGTATCTGCAACTGTGCTCACCGCCGCCATGCTATCCTCAAACTCAGAGGAAAATTTAATAGACGCTGCGCCGACAGCCAATAACGGAACAGATATATTTTTTGTCAGCGATTTCCCTGTTGACGCGATCTGCTTCCCAGCTCTTTTTAAATCGGTTGAAAGTTTTTTAAACCCTACCGTCATACCCGACAGATCAACGCCGGTTCTGACGATAAAGCTTCTTATTACATTGCTCATTTTATTTCCTCAGTGTATCCAGCGCTTTGTTTAGCCCTTCAACAAGGGTTTTATAGACGGTTTCCTTGCTCTCGTCTGCTGCAGGACGCAAAAACGGCCTTGCCGCGACGTGTTTATTGGTTGGGCGGCCCATATATACAAGGCCATGCCCAAGTTCCAGAGGGGCGGCATATGCCCGTACATCATTGCCCCATGTTAAAATGTTTTGAAGCAGTCCCTTTTTTGATCGCGGCCTTTTGAGGAATAGGCTCTTTTTTAACGCGCCAGTATCGACTGGTACTTTTTCGCGTGTTTTGTTGAGAAGTATATCCCCGGCTTCATCCACAAACGGTTTTACTGCGGCCCGTCCTTCTGTGCCGTACATATTTAGATCATGTATGATCTCATCAAGGCCCACTATCTCAAAGTTGTTTTGCGTCATGTTTTTACCTCGACCCCCCCATAGGCGGCATTAAGTAATTTAACGACAGATATCATTTCATCAACCGTCTGCTTGCGATGCTCTTTGCACTCGTCTTGCAAAATCGTGTTTAATGCAGGGAGTTTTGTTTGACGTTCAAACAAAGCAATATGCCAGGCCAATGACAACAACTCATTCGCCCTGTGCCTGCTGATCCGCTTATGGGCTTTACACATCGCATCAAATTCTGCATACGTAAGTTTCCAAAATTCATCAGGCTTTAGGCTTAGTTCTCCGACAGCAATATCAAACGCAAGTTCAAATGTTTCTTCAAGCGTTAGCCTTTTTTCGTCGCTGCCGGCTTCGTGGGGTTTTGGGGGGGGTATGCGGCCTGAATAGCCTGTTGCGTCAGATCCATCAAGTCATCCATAGTACCGTCAAAATATTCGTCAATTAACTTATTGACATCTTTTTGAGTAAGGTCTTGATTTTCCTGTTTGAGCATGACCCATAAAATCTGTCCAAGAACCTGCTCGGAAACATTGTCGCCAAGTTCGGAAAAGCTCATTCCTGTTAGTTCTTTAAATTCCATTGTTGCGCCCATACCAAAGCGCAGTTTATATGCTTTATCCAATTCGATTGTTTTAAAAGGTATTGGCATAATAATTCCTCCGTATTTTGGATGCTTTCACACTTCGCGGCTAGAGATTGTAAAGAGGCCGCCCCACACGAGACGGCCCCGGGTTCAATTAGGCTCTGCTGAGATAAATGGTGTAGGTCACGGGTGTTTTATTGGTTTCGGTCACTACTATCGTGATCTCCGTCACGCTGCCAGCCGCGCCCAAAGTAATCTCGCTGGATGCAGCGCCCGTAGCCACGGTATTGCCGTTCACGGTGATTGTTCCTGCCGTGGCGGTAGGCGTCACGGTCACGCTTGAAACACCAGTCAGCACGGTTGCAACATAGGTATAGGTGTCGGCTGCCGGATCGGGCGTAATTACCGCCGATTCACTGATTGCAAAGAATGGATTGGTCAGCCCCGCAGAGGTCGCAATCGCAAGGGTCGGTTTGCCGGTCGGGTGAATGGTAGCTGTAAAAGGTATCTTTCCGTCAACAGGCGCGTCACCGATCTTCAAGGCTGTCGGATAGCCCAAAAACGTCCATGTCGTTCCCGTAGCCGCCGGGAAAGTGATAATACCCGTATCCACAAACCGCGCCAGCATGTCCGCCATCATGGCCTGTTGACCCGCCGTATCCGATGCGATATAGTTGCCCGTCAGGGTAACATCACCAGCGGTCAGCATCCCCGGTATTGATTCAGTGAAATGGTCTGCTGAATCGTGGCTTGTGACATCTACCGACGACATTGTTATTTCAATGCCATTAATAGTATCAAGTTCCGCAATGGTCGCGCCGCCCCATGTAAACGTCGTTCCATGCGAGTGTACTGCATTGCTCATGTTCTTACTCCTTTACAAAATTGATTTCGTATTCCTGGTCTACGGTATGTACCTTGACTGTACCGTCTGCGTTTCGTTCCGTTGACGGCAATTCATTAACCAGTTTGATGTATTGCACTTCCAGGCCGCTCAGCGTCCCCACGTAATCGGCTAGAGAGGCTTTGACCTGATTTGATACCGTCCTCGCCTTTGCCCTCGATGACGCATAAGACGTAAACTGGATCATCGGGCTTTCAAGCTTTTGCTGGGCGGTCAATGTGTGCTCCTTAACGTCGCTAATGTACATATAAGAAACCGCAGGCAGATCGCTCTCCTGCGGCCTCTCGTCTGGATATAAGCGCCTGTCGATCAATGCCGTCAATCCTGACTGCGACATAAGGTAGGCGTATAACGCTTCGTCGATTTCCAATCACACCACCTCTTTACCGCTAATCGATAGCTCCGTATGCTTTGCGTTCACATCATTGATGGGCGGTAGTATCTCAAACTCCCTCCCGCACCACTTTACACGCATACGCACGTTGACCCTTTCCGTATAGCGGATTTTAAACAGGCATTCCGTTTCAGCGTTCTTTTTCTGCGCGGCGTAAAACTCTTTGCCACCCGTAGTTGTCACCTTTGCCGGGACCGTAAAAGCATCCGACCAGGTTTCGATGGGCTCACCATACGAATCATAGGCGATGGTCTTGCGCCTGAATGTGATCCGCTGATCCAATTCTCCCGCTCTAATCATTAGAAAAACCTCACTCTATGCATTGATAGCAACGCCTTAACCGCAAACTCGATTTCCTTCGACATGGTTCCTTGCCCGACTAATACGGCCTCACGGTTTGCATACCAATGTCCAATTAAAAGGAGCATCGCTTGTTTGATGCTCCTGGGAACGGTTGTGTACCCGGCCACGTATCGTATCTTGATAGGATTGACCGTGTACAGTGCGGCTGTCGGCCATGTTTCCGCATAAGGAAGAACGATTCGCCCAACCGTGCTGTCCGTATCCACGATATAGTCCGTACCCTCTGTCATAGTTGTTTCGTTGCCGTCGATGTCGGTGTACTTTACCGATGTTACGCTCTGCAGCGGGGGACATGGCAACTCAACTTCATTCATTCGCGGAAAACATGGCGGGTATGCTTCAAGGGTCTGTTCCGCTAACGCTCGGCCAGTAAACCCTTCGCAATACTCTCGCGCAGCCGTAATCAGCGCGGATACCAAATCATCCTCGGTCACGTCCCCGGTTTTGACGATCACATTGGCGCCGAACGAACATGCCACACTTGTCACGGTTGCCACGACACGCACATATTGTTTGCCGCCCGTATAATCGATCTCCTGTACGGCGTTGTCGTTATCTTTGGTTACTGCCGTGAACGATGAAAAATCCTGCCAGTTTGTCCCATCGTCACTCTCTTGGATTTTTGCGGCCACGCTCCCGGCGCACGTACCGGCATCCAGGTTGACAAATGCCGTATACCCCAAAACATCAATGGCCGCCCCTGTATGGACGCCCACATTATGATTTCCCGGCACAATGCTTTGACATGTGGTTGTGTCACCCGCAAACGTCCCGGATGTCAGCCGCAAATGCGTTTTTGCTTCGGCCAATGAAACCGGCTCCGTCGATATGGGCGTTATGACTTTCCAATCCATCATCTGACGTACAGATATACTGTACCCTTTCCACCGCTTCCGGCTCCCTCGACATAAAGCGTTAATGTATCGTTCGCCACAACGCCAAGGCTCGACGCAAGCACCTGCTCTGTGTTGGCAGTATCCCGGTTACTGGTTGCCGCCCCCATGAGAACATCAGCGTTATCCCCGTCAAAAACTTGCACAGTGTAGTTGTCGGACGGAACGCTAGTATCATCGGGAACGGTTACAAGCCTGACAATCTCGCCGTTATATGTTTTAGTAGTAACTGCATTTGCGGTAGTAGTCGCAACCTTACCGTCGGTATGTGCCGTCCATGCCCATTTGATTTTTTTGATTACGCCTAACGTTTCCTCGGTCAATGTTACTGATGCCGCCACTTACATCACCGCCTTACGACGTGTGGAGAGTGACGCCCTTTGAGTAAAAAGGCATCAACAAGACTTTTCCGACAGTTGCGCTCTTTGCTGTTACAACGCCCACTTGTTGTATTGCGTCCCCGGCTGTCTCTGGTGCCGATAGTTTCCATGCACCCGCAGTTTCATCAGACAGATAAACAGGAACGCCAACCCCAGACGCGGAATTGGTGTTCTGCGCCGTGAGTTCA